TCAGCGCGACTGGGCGAGGGCATCGGCCAATGAGCGCAGGCCGGCGGCGAGGCGCTCGTGGTGCTCGGCCAGACGAACGAGCTCCGCCGGTGTGGCGGCATCAAGGCAGCACAGGCCGAAAGGCAGCGTGGAGCCCTGACCATCACACGGGCGCTTGTAGTGAACGTCCACGAGGTCGCAGCCGCCGAAGCCCGCCCCGGCGCGGTAAACCATGACCGTCCCGACGATGTCTTCGGCCCGAGGGTCGTGCGGGTTCTGCCGGATAATGACCTTGTCGCCGGGTCGCAGGTGGTCAGCCTGTCGGCGCTTTCCTTGCATCTTCGCCATCGTTGTCCTCCTGAAGTCTCGTGCCGTTGTCCAACAAGGGCCTCAGTCGCCGAAAAGACGCAAGTGGTTTTTGTGGAACACGTTATGCTCCCGCTAAAGCCTGCGGCTGCGGATTTGCACCAGGGTCTTGAGCCGCCGCGACCGTGTCCCGCGGAGTCGGCCCAGCTATATCGCGGGCAACCTCGGAGATCAGTTCTGCAAGGACATTCCAATCGGGCATCGTGCCGTCGGATTGGTAGGCTTTGCGGGCCTGGCGGATGGCGGCGTGGAGGCCGGGCCACTCCTGGGACTCGTCCTCGGCCTCGAACAAGTGTCCGATGGCGCGGAGGCGGCGGGAGAGGTTGGGCGGCTCGGTGTGGCGGTCGTCAGGCAGGTCGTTCAGCTCCGTCAGCAGGACATAGGCCGCGCCGAGATGCTTCTCGACGCACTCGATGCAACTCGGGCGGCTCGGGGTGTAGGAACGGCGCGGGACTACCAGCGGCGGGCAGTCGCCGCACTTCTTCTGCTTCGGAACGAGCGTCTCAGACATTGTCGGCACCTCCATACTTGCCTTCCGGCCGGCGGTTCACGGCGCGGGGGCGAAGGACAGGTCGAACCGATACCACGCGCCGAAGTGGTAGAGCGGGTCGTTGGTCGTGGCGTCGATGAACAGCACGTGCGGCCCCGGCTCGAGCAGCACTTGCTGGGGCGGCGGCGGGTTGGAGACCACCGGGGCCATGCCGCCCGCGCAGCCCAGCTTGCCGCCCGGCGCGTGGGCCGAGCCGACCAGGCCGCCGTCGACGTACAGGCTCATCAGCTCGTAGTTGGGGTCCTGCGTCTCGCCCATCCCGGACCAGTTGACCGTCATAATCATCGCCTGCGGCACGGTGATCTCGCAGGTGGCCGTGGCGTATTGGGTGTAGGGATTGTGGCCCACGCAGTTCTGGTCGTCTTCCCAGTCCAGCCGCAGGCCCAGCCCATCGTTGAGGATGGTCCACGGGCTGGCCGGCACGTCGCCGGGGTCGTCGTAGGCGCGATACGCCCCGTTCTGACCGCCGTCGATGAAGCCGGAGTCCGTGAACGACCAGCGCTGGGTGAACTCGATGCAGCAGGCGGCGCACTTGCCCTCGGCGTCGAAGACGGCCGCCCTGCCGCCGATGAGGACGCCGCGCTTGCCGCTGGAGACCGCCACCGCCTTGCCGCTCGTGGACATGCTCGGCCTCCTACGTTCCCGGCTCGGAGGTCTCGCAGGCCTCCTGGTCGGCGACCTCGTTGATCCAGCCGAGCACGAGCTCGCCGTCGGCGTCCCAGTGTGCGTAGCCGAACGTGGCCGGGATGATGTAGCCGACCGACGGGCGCTGCCACTTGTGCGGGGAGGCGACGGGGTCCACGCCGCTGGCGAGCGTCTCACCGCTGACGGGGTCGGTCACGTCGTAGGTCCACGTGGCCGGATTCTGGTCGTCGCCCTGCTCGCCTCCGTACTGGGCCAGGTCCACCGGGAACACGCCCGGTTGCGGCAGGTTGCCCAGGCGGAGCAGCGCCCACTGGACGCCCGTGCCGCCCTCGCGCCAGAGAATGGCGGCCGAGCCGACCTTGGCGGCCGTCAGGTTCGCCGCCGAGCCGTCCGTCACGTCGGCCAGACGGTACGGGTAGTCCTCGTCGGGCACGTCCACGCGGGCGGGCACGACACCAGCGGCCACGGCGCGGGCGAGCTTTCCGGCAAGGACCGGTTCGATCAGGATGACGAACTTGCCCTGGTGGTCGTCCTCGGCGGGCGTGACGCCCGTCATGGCCGGGTAGTTCTTGAAGGCCTCCTCGTCGGAGGCCGGGTCGAAGACCGGGCCGCTGATGCCCAGCACGTCGAACCGCTCGCGGTCCGCGCCGCTGTCGTTACGCACGAGGACGATGCAGTTGTGCCGACCGGAGGGCGTACCGGCCTGTGCCTGCTGGTGCTGCCGCGCCAGGAAGTCCCGCGCCGAATCGATGAACGTGTTGAACGTGGCCGCCGGGATGACCAGCGGGTCGCCGGGTTTGACCTTCTTCATCGCGTCGCCCATGGGTCATGTCCCTATCCCGAGCGCCGCGAAGTTGCCCTCCTCGTAGACGCGCTCGATGTAGACGGCGACGGGCTTCTTGACGATGGCCTTGGCGGCGGCGTCCTCCGAGTCGGCGTAGCGGACCCACATGTACTCCCAGCCCTTCTTCGAGATGCCGGTGATGGGGCCGACGACCAGGCCGCTGCGGTTGGGCGACCCGGCGAAGCGGTAGGTGATTTCCCAGTCCTCCGCGCCGCGCTTCGAGCCGGAAGCGCCGAGGAAGAGACACTCGCCCGCGGCCAGGCCTTTGAACGAGGCGTTGTTGACCTTGCCGGTCAGCGAGAACAGCGTGCCCTTGTAGGCGGGCGTGACGACCGCAGCGTCCAGGTAATGCGTCTCGGAGAAGGAGTAGACCGGGACGGTGATATCCACGCCCTCGACATTGTCGTGCGTGACTCCGATGGCCCCGCCGAAGTCCGGGGCGGTCGTCCCCGGCGCGCCGTAACGATGGATGGTGGCCAGGGACTGGGTGATGTGCTGGGTGCCGCCGGAGGTGTCGAAGGCGAACGACGACTCGCCGACCTCGGTCGGGGGCCGCACGCCGTAGCGGACGGTGGCGACCCACTGGCCGTCGCCGCGGGTCGTGTCCACCCATTCGGGTTCTATCTGGATGGACTGGCGGACCAGGCCGTTGTAGACGCTGGCGGTGGAGTTCTCGATGAGCGTCTTGGCCGTCACGTCGTCGCTCGTGCCGGTGAGAATGTAAACCATCTCAACCGTGGCGTTGTCGCCCGTGGTCCATTTGCGGCTGTCGAGTTTTTCAGTCAGAGTAAGCGGCATGGTTCATCTCACGTGAACGCCGCGCGGTTGTTCCGCACGTCCTGGCGGAGGCCCTCGACGCCCTTGGCGGTGCGCTCGGTGGCGTTGGCGATGCGGTCGTCGGCCCCGCCGGCTTGGAGGCCCAGGAGCGCCGCCGCGTTGAACGTACCCGCCACGCCGATGGTCCGTTCTCGGGCCGTCTGGAGCAGGTCGCCCAGGCCCGACAGGCTCCCGCGGACCTTGGCGAGCAAGTCTTCGGGGCCTTCCATCCTGCCGGGGCCTTCGGCTTCCTTGGCTTCTCGCTTTCGCCGGGCTTCGCCGAGGGCGTCCTGCCATTCCTTGCGGGCCTTGGCCAGGTCGGCCTCGTTCTCGGCCATGCGCTGCTGGTACTCGGTGTCGAGTTCCTGGTGCTTCTGGAGATTCTGCCGGCCGATCTCGGCCATCGTGGCTTCATGCACCTGTGTGGCGCGTTCGCGCTCCTGCTGGCGGCGCTCCTCACGCTCGGCGAGCTTCTGGCCTGTCTCCCGCTCGATGTCGGCCTTCCGCGCCTCGTAGTACTCATCCGCCGCGCGGTTGGCCGCCTCGGCGTCGAAGCTGGAGTCGAACTGCTTCCTGATCCAGTTCCACGCCTTCGAGAGCTGCTTGCCGCACCAGTGCCAGGCCTTGGTCACCCAGCCGGTGAACTGAGTCCAGGTCTTCGAGAGGAACGCCGTGGTCTCGATCCAGCCGACCTCCAGGGCATGCCAGACGATTTCGACGACGGCGAGCAATCCGTGCCAGGCGTCGTAGCCGATCTTGATGAAGAAGTTGCGGAAGTTCAGCCACGCCTTCTCCAGGAAGTTGATGCCCCGGGTCCACTCCATCTTGAGCGTCAGCCAGAGAATCTTCGCCGCCAGGGTGATGTCCCCGGCGGCCAGGGCGTCGGCGATGCCTTGGTAGGAGGCCACCGCGTCGTCGCGGAGCGTCTCGAACCGCTCGGCCAGCCAGCCCAGGGCCTTCGCCCCCGCACCGGTCGCGTAGAGGATGTAGGCCCCAAGGGCCACGACGGCCGTGATGACCAGGCCGATGGGCGAGACCAGGAACGCCAGCACCGCCCCCAGCAGTTTCAGGACCGTGCCCACGGCGGTGACGGCCACGGCCAGCACGCCCATCACCTTGGCCACGCCGGTGATGGCGTAGCCCAGGACCACGAGCGCCGCGCCGGCCGCGATGACACCAATGGCCACCTGGAAGATGGTGACGATGAGTTCCTTGTTCCGCTTGATCCACTCGGCCGCGACGACGGCCACGCGCGTGACCCACTGCGCCGCCTGCGAGAGCACGGGCACCAGAGCCGAGCCGACGGTGAAAACGCCTTGCTTGAGCACCTTCCACATGATGCTCAGCGTGTCCGTAAATCGCTCCGCTGCCTTGGCGTCCTCGGTCGAGATGGTCAGCCCCAGCCTGCGGGCCTGCTCCTGGAGCTGCTCGATGCCCGCCGCGCCGCCGGAGAGCATCGGCAGCAGCATTGTGCCGGAGCGGCCGAAGAGTTCCATCGCAGCGGCGGCCTTGATGGTCGGGTCCTCGATCTGGCTGAGCCGGTCGGCGATCAGCTTGAACTGCTGCTCGGGCGAGAGCTGGTCGAGGTCGGCGACGGTCAGGCCGAGGATGGCCAGGGCCTCTTGGGCGCTCTTCATCCCCGTGGCCGCGTCGAGAATGGTCCTCTGCATCTTGCGGATGCCGGTCTCCAGGACCTCCATGCTCGCACCCGAAAGGTCGGCGGCGAAGCCGAGCTCCGACAGCGTCTCGACGGAGAAGCCCGTCCGGGCACTCATCTTGGCCAGCGCGTCGCCCATGTTGGCGAAGACCTTGCTGGATGCCGCCAGCGGCGCGACCACGGCCGAGCCAAGGCCGACGAGCTTGAGGCCCATGTTGCGGACGCTCTCGCCGAAGGCCTTGAGCTTCGCCTGGGCGCGCTTGAGGCCGCGCACGAGCTTCGAGTCATCGGCGAACAGCTCGACGAACGCGCGACCCGCCCGGATTGCACCTGCCTGCGGCATTCAATCGACTCCTACCTGCCTGCCGTAGCCTCGGCGAAGGCAGGTGAGCAACCGGCCGCCGCCTGCCTGCCGGACAGGCAGTTCTCGAAGAGCAGCGCCCGGGTCGTTGCTGGAGCGGGCTGACGGAACCGCCCCGTCCTCTCGATCCTGGGAGGATCGCGGGTCTCTCTTGACCCCTCGCCCGCGTCAATCGCCCACGCCAGGTCCCGCGTCTTCGGATACAAGCGGGTCCACTCGACCGGGCTCTCGCGGAGCAGCCTCTTGCGGCGGGCGTGCCCGCAGAGGAACTTGACATAGCGGAACTGGCGTCCCCAGACCTTGCGAAGCCCCAGGCCCGTCCACACCTCCCGGCGGCGCGTGCCGAACCGCGTAATCATGAAGCGCGGGTGCACCGGCTCACCGTCGGCCGTGAGGTAAATCTCCGTGGTGATGAACCCGCCGTAGAGCCAGCCCGCGGCCTGGTAAACGTAGCCGGGCTTGCCGCGAATCCCGTCGGCCCAGGTGAACAGGAGCACCTTCTCCGGCTGGCGCTCGCGGAACCATCTGGTGCAGGCGGCCAGGAGCTGGCTCTCGGTGTTGCGGGGCAGGTCGTCCCGGCAGCACAGGCGGCACAGTTCCCAGTAGTCCCGCGTGTCGAGGGACGGGAACAGCCGCCGGATGGTATGCCGGGGCCTCGTGCCCCAGCCCCAGATGGCCACGCCCGCCAGGCCGTGCCCGTCGTGGAAGCCCAGGTGCACCATGCAGTGCGGCGGGAAGATGTTCGAGTAGTGCCACCGCAGGCACAGGGCGCGGGCGTCCTTGGAGTTGACGAGGTCCACGTCGAGCATGGCGCACCTACTCGCCTGCCTGCGCTTTGGCGACCTCGTTGGCGATGCCGGCCCGGATGAAGACGGCCTGCGCCGCGGCCCACACGGCGGCCAGGAGCGCCACCGTGTCGATCTGCCCGTCGGCCCAGGCAATCACAGCACCGGCCAAGCCAACGGCGGCGGTGATGTACGCCTTCTTCCCCTTGAGGAATTCACGCACCTTGTTCATGCCGACCTCCTTGTCGCGCTTGTCAAAGGCCCACCAGGGCCGCGAGGATCGAGGCGACGACCGGCGCGATCCGAAGCAGAAGTTCGTTCTTCAGGTCCTCGCGGACCTTGTTGTAGCGGGCGACGGCCTCCCATCGCGCGGTGTTGGACTTGACCTTGGCCACGAACTCCTCGTTCGAGAGTTTCGAGTCCAGTTCCGCCACCGCCTCGATGTCGCCCGCCATCAGCCGCCGCAGGTACTGCCAGGCGTCCTCCTGGGCGAGGTCGAAGAGCCTCGGCCCGTACTCGGCCAGCAGGGCCGTTGCCGCCTGGCGCTGGTCTTCGGGGATGCGGGCGAGAAGTTGCTGAACACGCTCGTTGAGATCGCTCATGGCTGCTCACCCTCCAGCTTCGGCCCCCAGGCCTCATCCTTGCGGGCGCTCCGCACGAAGAACCGCCACTGCTTGAAGTTCTCCTCCAGGTACGCCCGCAGCCACGCGGGGCAGTCCGGCTCGCGCGCAGGCTCCGTCCGCTGGACGGCCTGGTAGGCATCCATCGTGCTGGTCTCGGCGGCCGTCAGCGCCTCGCCCCGCAGGTACACGTTGCCGCAGCCGGTCAGGCACAGCACGGCCAGCACCGCAATGCACATCGCAACCTTCTTCATCGCGTCACCTTCCTTCCTTAGGTCTGGTGAAGGCGTCCTTCAGGACCGCCATGTCCGTTACTTCAACGCCAGAGTCGCGCTTGTCCCTGGCCGAGTACGGGTCGAAGTCGCTGGGCTTGTAGGCCCTGGTCTTCTTCGGGTCGCGATTCACGTTGGCCACGAGCGCCAGGACCGCCGACGTGTGCGCCCAGTTGTCACGGCCCCGGGCCTCGGCCATCCACAACAGTTCCCGCAGCGTCAGCGGGCCGGGGGCGACCCCGACGACGGCGGCGAGCTCGTAGACGGTTCGCCACGGATCGACTCGCTGCGCGCGCTCACCGCTTCGAGGGTCGTCTCCCCTTCGGCTTCGCTCAGGGTCTCCGAGACCGCCGCCTCCAGGTCCAGCTTGTCCAGCCGCGTCTCGATCCGCGCGACCGCCAGGTCGATCATCCGTCGCTGGGCGTCGACGGCCTTGGCCAGATCGCGCCGGCCCAGCTTGCGGAAAAAATCGACGAGTTCCTCGTAGAAGGCCGTCTGCGCCGCGAGGACCACGTCGCCGCCGAGGGCCGCCGCGAACTGCTCGTCGGTGACTCCCGCCGCGTCGGCCTGGGGCTTCACGAGGGCGAAGATGACGTCGCACAGGAGAATCACGTCCGTGCCCAGGCGCGTCAGCAGCGGCGGGTCGCCCGCCTCCAGTTCCAGCAGGTTCACGTCCAGAAGGCTCTTCACCCGCTTGGCCGCGTCAATGGTGAGCGCCAGCGTCCAGGTACGCCCGGCGGTGTCGGTGAAGGTCTTCATATCAGGTCCCCTCGATCCAGCTTCGGAACACGGCCAGCTTGGCCGTCACGCTGACGGTGATGGCCTCTTCCAACGCCTCGTTGCGAGAAAACGACGTGATCGCAAAGTCCCCGTCAGGCCCCTGGCCGCCGGCCTTGTCCAGAATCTTCAGCGCGATCAGCCCCGACGCGAGAAAGGCGTTCTTGATGGCGGTGAACCCGGCGTCGGCGGGGTCCCACACCATCTCGAACTCGCAGGTGCATTCCCGCAGCGTCGGCGCGGTCGCCCGCCAGCCGGAGTTCGCCCGCGTGGTCACGTCCGCCTCGCCGGCCTCGAGGGTCAGTGTCACGTCCCGCACATTGGACATCTCGGTCGAGGGCGTGCTGCCGGCCGCGCCGTGATAGAGTTTCGCGTCCTTGCCCAGAATGAACGTCGCCATGTCCTTGGCCTCCTATGCTTTCACGCTGCCGGCCCACATCGCCGGGAGCTTCGGCTTCTCGCGCTCGAAGGCCGGTCCCATGAACGGGCGAGCCTTGTACGTCGCCATCACGGGCCTGTCCTTCCGCCCGCGCCGCCGGGCCTTGCCGCCGTACTCCAGGAGCGGCGGGGCCTCGGCCGCGCCGTGCAGTGGCGTCGGGCCGATGACCACGCTCCTGCGCCCCGGGTCGTAGCCGAAGTAGATGAGCTTCCGCAGCAGGCCCACGTGGCTCGAAGGCGGACTGCCCGGCTCCGACACCGCCTTGCGCTTGCGGATAGAGTGCTTCGCGCCGGTCCGCACGAACGCCCCGAACTTCGAGAGAACCTTCCGCGCGGCCTTGTCCACCCGCCTCGTGACCGCCTTGCGGTCGAAAAACATCTGCTTGGTCACCATCCCGATCATGCCGTCATCACCCGCAGGGTCAGCGTCAGGACGCTGGTGAACTGCCGCAGCTCGCCCAGGTGCTCCTGGGAGTAGATGGGCGTGTTCTCGGTCTTCACCCACGTTGCATCGCCGAAGCGGCCAGTCGCGCGGATGAACTCGGCGATCTCCTGCACCAGGCCCAGGAGAGAGTCGATTTCCGCGTTGTCGCCGGAGGCGAGTTTCTTCTGGACGCCGATGTCGATTTGCACGTCGCTCTGCGCGAGGCCCCGTCCCGCGGTGGTAAGTTCCACGCCCTTGGGCACGACCGTCACGTGAAGGTCGGTCATGTCCTTCAGGTCGAAGACGGGCCTGTACGCCCGTGCCGCCGTGAACGGCTGGCTGAACGTGTGGCCGTTCAGGGCCGTCACCACTGCCTCCGCGATGTCCGCGATCAGTGCCATGCGTCAGTCCAGTTGCCCCAGGACGGCCTCCAGGGCCGCCTTGGCCTCCGTCCCCTCGGCGATCTGCCGGTCGATGTTCTCCTGAGCGGCCTTCAGGAGTTCCTGGGCGTCCAGCGACGCCCGCAGCGCCGGCAGGCGCTTCGTGATCCGTTCCTGGAGCGATGCGATCTGCTCGCCGACCTGCTTCTTGGTCAGCAGCGTCCGACCGTTGACCAGCAGCGCCTTCTTGCCGTCCACGTCGGCGACTTTCAGGTTGGGTTTCATGTCAGTCCTTTCCTCAGGCGCCGATTGTTCTCAGGGCGTGACCGGACGAGTCGTAGACGTCCTGGAGGATCGCCCGCATGTCCGCCAACGTCCACCTGACGTCGGCCAGGTCATACTGCATGGCGTAGAGCATCTCGGCGACGGTCCCGCCCCAGGGCGAGTGGAGCAGCCAATCCAAGTCGTAGTGCAGCGTCTGCATCCACGGCTCGTAGTTCCACTGGTTGTAGAGCTGGTAATAGAAGCCGTCGTTGATGGACCGGTCGACTGTCGCCAGCCACGGCTCGTAGCCGTACCAGTTGTTGTAGAGGTAGTATTCGAGGTCCCAGCGCAACTCTTGGAAGAAGGGATACCCGTAGTCGAACAGCCCGTACTCCAGCCGGTCGTTCAGGTCGGCCAGCGTCCGGGCATACGGGGGCGCGCCGGTGATGGCCTGGACGTCCAGGTCGATGATGTCGGCGGTGAGCGTCACGCCCGCGGCGTCCACCTTCAGCCGGTTGTTCTGGACGAGTTCCGCCGGCAGCAGCACCGCGACGCGGCCCTGGTCGTCCACCAGCACGTCCGCCGAGTTGATCCAGCGCTTCGCCACGTCAGCCTCCGATCACCAGTTTCCACACCGCCGCGACGGCGAGGGACACCACCGACCCAGCGATGATCCACAGGAGTTTCGACCGCACGGCCTCGGCCGCCTCCAGCCGGTCCAGCCGAAGCTGGATGCCGGGCTTGGAGTTGCCGCGAATCGCCTCGTCCAGCCGGTCGAGCTTCGCGTGGATGGCCGAAAACTCGCCCTTGCACACCCGCTCGTACTGTCCTTCGCACTCGCTCATGTGGCACATCCCTATGGGGCCGTGCCCACTTCCTTCGTGTGAATCCGCATCGTCGTGCGGTACGGGTCGCTCCACCGCCAATGCCCCTCTCTTGCCAGGCTCATCACCTCGTGCACCACGCCGTCGGCGACGATCCGGTCGCCCGCTTGCGGCTCGCCGAAGACCGGCTCAAGGTCCGCCGCGGCCACCAGGAAGTCCGTCACGTGCGCCGCGACCACGAGGCTATAGTCGTCCTGGACCTCGTACTGCGTCCGCCCGAAGGTGGCGCTCAGCGCCTGCTCCTGGGCACCGCGTCGGTAGGTGACCTGGCTGGAGCAGTGCGCCGAGCGCTGCTGCTCCAGCCATTGGCTTCCTTGCCTCAACAGGTCACCCACGCTTCAAGCGCCTCCGTTACTGGCTCATGCGAACCCGGACCGTCGTGTCCACGTCCGCAGCGGCCTTCACGCACTTGCCGATGAGCTTGTTGCCCGTGGCCGTGGTCGTCGCCCGCTGGTTGGTCGCGTCCCAGTAGCACAAGGCCCCGGCCGTGATCCCAGAGCCGGTGGCCTTGGGGAAGTCGAAGACCCCCGCGACCGCCAATGCGCCGAGCGTGTTGGCAGGGATGTCCACCTTGGCTACGCCGACCAGTTCTCCCTGAACCACCACCGCGCCCGCCGTGACGGCCGAGCCGGGGGCGTAGTCGATGCTGTTTCCGTCGTGAATGAACGTTGCCATCTCGTTGGCTCCTATGGCTGTGAGGGTTACGCCTCGCCTTTCATCTTCACGCCCGCCCGCCAGTCCTGGAGGGCGACGCCGAAGTCGAAGTACCCACGGAACTGGATGCCCAGGACGTTGAAGTCCGCATCCGCCCGCTCGACGGTCGGGGTCTGCTGGCCGTTAAGGAAGGCCACCTCGATGACCGGCAGGTCCTCGGGGTCGGCCAGCAGATACCACGCCTTGGCCGAGTAGCCCGTCAGCGTCGAGTTGCTCAGGTAGGCCGAGTGGACGACGCTGAACTTGCCCGCGTGTGGGTTGTTGGTGACGTACTTGGTGTTGGCGGTCGTGTCGCGCAGCTCCGTCGAGTTCATGAGCTGCGTGCCGCGGACCAGCAGCGCCGGCGGAACCAGCAACACCTTGGGCGTGATTCCCAGGGGGCTCCCCTCGGCGTCCTTCTGCTCCAGGAACAGGAGTTCCGCGTCGGTCAGGCCGTCCACCGAAAGCACCGTGTCCGCGCCGGCCTTGTAGTTGCCGCGGGCGGCGGTGAAGAAGGCGGCATTGTTGAGGAACGCGGTCCAGAAGACCTTGTTGAGCTTCAGCGCGCCACCCCGGCCGATCCGCCGCGGCAGCGCCGTCAACGCGCCGAGGTCGTCGTTGATGAGGTCGGTGCGGGTGATGGAGAACATCCGCCCGTAGGTCTTCGCCTGGTTGGAGAAGGTCTCCTCGTCCACCTGGCCGTGCTTGAGTTCCCCGGTCGCACCGACCTCCTCGTACTCGAAGGCCCCGGTCAGGCGGTAACTGGTAACGGTCTTGAAGTCGCGGACGCTCCGCGTGGCGGCGATGCGCTTCCAGGCGTCCTCGACGCTCTCGAAGCCGGCCAGCAGGAACTTGTTGGCGACGTTGGAAAGGATGCCCGGCAGACGGAACGTGCTGAACGCCGCTTGGAGAGCGCCTTCCATGTCGGAGCGGAAGCTTCGGCCCTGGTAGCCGTTGGCCCAGGCCGCTTCCATGATGAGTTCCTGGAGGCCGATGCCCGAACGGAACCGCCGTTCGGCGGCATCGAGCACCTTGGCGTCGAAGCGCGACTCGTCGGGCTTCATGCCGCCGCTAAGGCAGACGGCCGCGGCGAGCACGTCCGTTTCGACGGTGCCGTCGCGGAAGTGCGCGGCCGGGGCCTTCGGTCGCTCGGCGCGGAGCACCTCAAGCTCGGCCCGGCCGGCGTCCCAGCCCTCCTCAATGGCCTTGGCCTCAATGTCCGCGTGCCGGCCGGCACAGACCTTGCGGATGGCGTCGATGCGCTGCGTCTCGGCCAGGGCAGCGGCCCGGATGTCCGCCACGGGATCGGACGGCGGACTTTCCGTCACGGCGGGATTGGCATCCCCGCCGCTGCCCACCCGCGACTCGACCACGGGGGCGTTCTTGCCCTGGGTGGCGGTATTGTTCTTCGTCTCGTCCATGTCGTTGCTCTCCTTCCGAGCGGTCTGTGCCGCAATAGTGGCGGACGTGTTGCGGTCCGCGCCGAGGAACACGAAGCTGATCTCCCCCAGTTCGGCCTTGCGGGCCACGATGAGCGGGCCCGGCAGGCTGGTCCCATTGACATTCACCGTCCGGCCTTCGGGCACAAATTCCCGCTGGAGGACGACTGCCCCGATGCTCGCCTGCCACCGGAACCCCCTGTCGTGGGCCTCCACGACGGCCTTGGCCCGGGCCGACACGTCGATGACCTCCCCGGAGACGATGAGGTTCGTCCCCACTACCTCCACGCGGTCGGCCTGGCCGAGCATGTAGTCGGGGTCCTGTTGATGGCCGACGAAGACCGGGAACGACGCCCGCGAAAGGTCCAGCCCCGCCAGGTCCACCACGACGGGGTACGAGAAGCCCGCGATGCGCATGGGGCCGCCGGTGTAGGCGACCATGGCGAAGCGGCGGTTGCGGGGCCGGCCGTCGGCGGAGGGGCCTTGCGCGGCCTCCACCTGGAACGATGCCGTAAGCGCCATCTCCAGAGGTTCTCCGGCGCGGACGCCCGCGCGACTCTCGCAGACGGCCCGGCGCTGGGCAGTGTCGGGAAACTCACGGACCATGGCCGCATCGCCCATGCAGCGGTCGATGAACTGCTCGTGCGTCTCGCCGGTTTGTCTCTCAGGCAGCGGCACGATCCTGGTCCTCCTCCTCGTCTCGGCGGTCGGTCCGGTCGTCGGCATCGCCGGCCGATTGCGGCGCTGCCTGCGGGATGGCCAGTCCCAGTTCCTTCATCAGGGCCAGTTCTTTGGCCCGCTGGCGAATCTCGGTCTCCCAGTCCTTGCCCTGGCGGGCATACTCGTGGGCAAGCGTGGTGGTGTGACCGGCCAGGCGCTGGGCCTGCGCCGCCGCCTCCTTCTGCGGGTCCACGTGCTCGTGGCCGTCCCAGAACCACTGGTGTGGCACGTCCCCCAGACCGGCCAGGGACGCCAGTTGCGGCAACAGCACGGCCTCCTCCAGCCAGGCCTCCAGGACGCGGTCGAGGACGACCGCGCCGCAGGTCGCCTGCTCGACGCGGATGCTCTTAAAGTAGGTCTGGTGGTCCAGCCGCCCCGAGGCGTAGTTGTAGCCGGAGGAGTTGCAGGCGGCGATGTTGTAGGGCATGTTCAGGCAGCGGGCGATCTCGTTGAGAATTTCCCGCTTGAACTCGGCGTAGCTGGTGGTCGGCTGCTGGGCTTCGACCTGCCCCAGCTTCCACCCGTCGGGCAGGACGGTGGCCATGCGCTTCTCCAGTTCGACCACGTCCATCGGCTCCAGGGCCTGGGCCTCTCCGCTGGCCGGCGCATCAGTGAAGAGCACCGCCGCAAAGTCCGCCGCCGTCTCAGCCGCCCCGAGCACGGCGAGCGTGTATCGCCGCAGTTGCGCAAAGAGCGGCAGGGCAGGCGTGATCTCCGAGACGCCCCGATGCTGGCCCGGCCGGTCGGGCCGGAACCAGTGGATCATCGCCTCCGCCTCCACGCGGTCGAACTCGCCGACGTGGATGCCCGCATCCCCCGGATGCTGACCGCTGACGTAGTAGAGGACCGGGTTGCCGGCCTGGTCGAACTCGATGCCGTCCACGACGCTCTCCAGGGCGAGCTTGACAGTCGGCGTGAAGACCCGGTCGGCCTCAATGAGCTGCACGTCCAACTTGACGAGGGCCGGGAGGGTGGGATTGGCCGTCAACAGGGCGAAGGCCTCCCCGTCGGTCGCCTTGGCCATCCTCATGGTGCGGAGTTTTTCGGCCAGACCCACGGCGGCCGACCAGCGGGAGAACTCCTGCTCGATGAGCCGGTTGGCCGACTGGTTCTCGGTGAGGACCTGAAGCCTCGGCCCGGTGCCGATGACATCGTTGGCCAGCGTCAGGATGATGCCCTTGGCGTAGGAGTTGTTGGCCACCTCGTAGCGGGCGCGATTGCGGAGCGTGCGGCGGACCTCGGGGCTGGCTGCCGCGTCGGCCGAGAGGCCGTCGGCGTTGGCCCAGTGGCGGACGTTGTCGGGCGTGGTCTGGGCCGCGTCGTAGCGGGCCCGCACCACCATGGGCGTCCGGCCGGTCTTGCTTCGCCTCCGTGCGAAAGGCCACATCTCAGCAGGTCCCTCCCGGACTGAGCTTGACCAGCCGGACGCCCAACCCCTTCTGGCGCGAGGCCTTCTTGCTGGCCAGATACTTGTCGGCGGCGATCTGCTCGGCCAGCCGGTGCTGCTCCACGTTCAGGCCGTCCGAGCCGGCCCGTGCCGGGCCCTGGGCGTTCTGGCGGATGGCGCTGTCAAGTTCCTGGTCAGCCATGCCGGCGCTTCCTCCTTCCGCCCTACTACTTCTGCAGCACCGGCATTTTTGTTGCGGAGATTTTGGCAGGAAGGTCAGAGAATCTTGCCCGACGCGGCGACCCTGCGGCGCTGAAACTCAGACAACTTGATCCGCCCGCGGGGCCGGGGCACCTCTTCGTGAGATCGCAGGGTCACCCCTTGCATCGACGCCGCCACGGCGCAGCCGACCAGGCAATCAAGCCAGTGGTTCTCCGAGGCCTCCGGGCGCAGCTTCCACTCGTCCACCACGCGACCCCGACCCTCGGTTTTCACGCGGTACTCGCTCGTGAGGTGCTCGGCCAGGAGGCGATGCGTTTCCGGGTCGCGGCCGAACAGGGACAGGCACCCCCGGTCGCCCATCGCCACGGCCAGACGCGCATGGATGAAGCTCTTCCAGTAGTTCGAGTCGAAGAGCACGTGGCGGATGGCCCGGCGGCCGTGGACGCTCGGGATGCGCCAGTTCAGGCCCACCCGGTCCCCGCGCTTGCGCCGGTACTCGGAGAACGGGATGCTCGATGCGCCCACGAACCGCCCGTGGCTGGGCGTCAGGACCGCCGCATGGGCGGACTGGCGGCAGAACTGATAGACCACGTCTGTGGACGTGCCCCAGTTGGCGTCGATAAGGCACCGTTCGACCTTCAGGTGCGCCCCGTCCTCGCGCCGCCACTCTCGGCCGAGAAGATCGTTCGTCACGACCTCCAGCCCGGCGTAGATCGCGCCTTCCAGCCCCACGCCCTTGGCCGCAAGTTGGAGCGTCCGCGTCGCGTCCCGCAGCGTGAAGTAACGGCGCTTCTGGTCCGGGTACGAGCCGTAATCGATGACGTATCCCGTGAAGTCATCCGCCCAGGCCGAGACCAGCCAGAAGAGGAGCTTGCCCTGCACGTCGATGAACATCGTCAGGTGGTCCGCGCCGAGGGGCACTTCGCCCGCGCGATAGCCGTTGAGCTTCTGGGCGACCTGGTCGGCGGTGAGGAGTTCGTCATCCTCCACGCCCTTTTCCGGCAGCGGCTCGTTCTGGTACTCGGCGAAGAACGCCGCCTCGTCCTGGAGCTTCAGGTTCATGGCGTGCTGGATGGCCGAGGCCTCGTCGTGGTTGAACCGCTCCGGCCACGCCACTTCCGCGCCCTCGTCGAGGGCCTCGCGATTGGCCTCGTAGAAGGCCGTCGCCTCGCGCAGGTCGCCGTGAATGCGAAGGCTCTCGGCGCGGACCTCGGCGTACTTGGCCCAGAGCTTCTCGTTCTTGGGGAATGAGTAGACCATCCGCGTCCGCTCGCCGTTCCATTCCGGGTGCTTGTCACGGTCGAGGATGTTGTCGGCCATGTCGCCGGGCCGGATGACAGTGCAGGGCATGATGCCGCTGATCTTCTTGCCCGGGCCGGCAAGGCCGAGCACCGCGCCCGCGAGAATCCGCTCCCGCGTAGCGCACTGCGATAGCGACCTCGCCGATTCGTCCGTCTGCGGGTCGTCCAGGACCACCAGCGACGGCCTCACGGTCTGCCCGTCAGCCCGCTTGTACTTCATGCCCCGAATACGCCCGGTGATGCCGGCGACCTTGATGATGGCCCCGCTGGCCTTCGAGCCTGGCATGGTCGGCAGGACGACTTCGCTAGCCGTCCAGCCGATGTGCGTCCTTTCGCCCTTGTAGAGCTGGCCTGAGCAGCGGTTGGCGATGCCGTCCAGGCACCGGATGGGATGGACCACCTCGGGGAAGTCGGCCTCCAGGAGGTCGTTGCCGTCCAGTTCCATCTTGATGGAGTCGAGCATCTCGACGGCGTGGACCTCGGACGCGCCGATGAGACAAACGAACTGGCGGTGGCCGTAGAGAACCGCCCACAGGCAGGCGCACTCGGCGATGCTGGTCTTGCCGCTGCCGCGCGGCATGGCCAGCGCGAACAGTCCCCCGTGCAGTACCGCCTGCTCGATGCGGGCGATGACCTTCAGGTGGTCTGGCGACCAGCCGAGGTAGAACGTCATGGGGAAATACGCCTGGCAGAAGAACCGAAAGTCCCTCTCGCTCGCCGCCTTGCGCTGCGGGTCAACGACGGCGGGCAGCTCGCCGATGTCCCGCCCGGCCTCCGAGAGCGCCCGGTTCCGCGCGGCGGCACGCTCCTTGAGCGCCTCGTACTCTGCACCGGGGTCGACGACCTTCCTCGGCACGTGCCGCTGGTCCACGAGCCACGCCACGTAACGGAAGAGGTCCACGCGCCGCCCGTCGCCGATGCGGAACCCCGCCCGCATACGGTGGCGGTAGAGCTGGCGCTCGTCGAGGACCGTGCCGAGCGGCGTGGAGTTCAGCAGCCGCGCCAGGTCGGCGGGCTTCAGGTTGCGGGGGTCAATCGCCACGGGCGGACTCCCGCGCCAGCCAGGCGGCGTAATGCACGAGGTTGACGGTCCCGTCGGCGTTCACCGGCGCACCAGCCTCGATGTCCCGGCGGATGTTCTCGACAGTCGCGTGCCGCGCGCCCGCGGCCGCCAGGACGCGGGCGGCCTGCTCCGGCGTCATGGCCGACGGGCTCAGCGCCCCTCCGCCGCCGGGTGCGGCAGGTCCTTGCGCCGGGTGCGGCGGAATCTGCCCGGAATCTTCGCTACGCGACATAAGTCTTTACCCCATCGCAACATGCGACATCGGGAATTCCGCACTTTCCCGGCAGATTCCACTTGGCATGCCCGCCCGGCCACGGCCTGATCGGATCGCTGGCATGGCCAGCGCGAAACCGAAAGGAGCCGAGACCATGAAGACGACGCGAATCGACATTGAAGGGCCGCTCGGAACGGCGACCATCCGCCGCGACGGGCGGCGGATCATGATCACCGGCACGCGGGTGACGAAGGTCATCGAGCGCCGCGACGGCGAGGGCGTGCCGGTCGGCGAGGCCTTCCAGCTCGAAGCCGACGCGAAGGAGACGGCGCTGAACGGGCAGGTCGCCCGGACGCTCCAGGTCTACCTCGACGGCCACCGCGGCACCGGGTTGGACATCGACGCCTACCGGCGGGTCATTGAGACCTTCGAGGACTGAAACAGAAGCGCGGCCGGCGCTATCCGGCGAAAGGAGAAACGAACCGTGAAACGTAAGCGACTCAAGACCTACGAGGCGGAGTTCGGCGGCAAGAAGGTCCGCGTGACCGTGCCGCCGAACGACCCCGCCGACCCGGGCAAGGAGCTGCGGAACCTGGTCCAGGACTGCGTCTCGCCGGAGGCTGCGGCGGTCATGGCCACGGCGCTCCTGGGGGCGCGTCCGACGGGCGACGACGCCGTGGACCGTGGCGTCCGCTGGTTCGCCGAGCAGTTGGCCGAGCTCCTCGGCGGCTGGGACCGCGTCAACGACGTGTTGGCCGAACTGGGCTACATCACCATCGACCGCAGGTAGGAGGTGCAAGCCATGAAGAAGAACGAGGTCGTCATCGGTGGCCGCTACCTGGCGAAGGTCAGCGGCCGGGTCGTGCCGGTGCGGATCACCGGCCAGTCCCCGTACGGCGGATGGGACGCGGTCAACGCCGAGACGCACCGCGCCGTCCGCATCAGAGGAGCGCAGCGGCTTCGCAGGCCGGCCGACGCCGCAACGCGGGAAGCAATCGCCGGCGAGGAGACGGACATGAGCAAGGCGAAGAAGCAGGTCGTGTTGGGCCACGTCTATTCCGTGGCCGTGGGCGGCTCGTACCTCCCGGTGCGGGTCGACTCTGGGCTCGGGCACGGGCGGTACGAGGGCACGGTCCTCCAGCCCGACGGCAAGGAGAGGACCGTGAAGTTCTCGACCGACCGCGTCCGGGGCGATGGTCAGCCGGAGGACCAGTGGCGGAAGAAGCAGGAGGACGGTAAGCAGGAGCGCGAGACCCAGGCGCTTCAGACGGCCGCCAAGGTCGCCTCGAAGGTCCTGGGCGTTCCGGTCGGCGTCGTGCGGCCAAAGGCCAAGGCGACGGGCGAGCCGAAGCCCCGCAAGAAGGCCGAGCGCAAGGACGGGACGATGAGCGGCCTGGACGCAGCGGCGAAGGTGCTGACCGACGCGGGCGAGCCGCTGGGCTGCAAGACCATCGTCGAGCGGGCCATCGAGAAGGGGTACTGGAAGACCGGCGGCAAGACGCCGTCCGCGACGGTCTACGCAGCCATCATCCGCGAGATCGCCAAGAAGGGCGACGCGTCGCGGTTCGCCAAGGCCGACCGCGGGATGTTCACGCTCAAGGCGTAGCACGCTTCAATCCCTCCGCTCCGACCACCCCGGCGCAAGCCGGGGTTTGGTCGTTCAGGGCCGTCCGCTCGGCCTTCCGTCCTGTGAACTCTTCCCACCTGCGGACGATGACATCGCAGTAGAGCGGGTCGATCTCCACCACGAGTGCCCGACGCCCGGTCCGCTCGGCGGCGATGAGCGTGCTGCCCGAGCCGCCAAAGAGGTCCAGGACGTTCTCGCCCGGCTTGCTGCTGTAGGTCATGGCGCGGACGGCGAGTTCGACCGGCTTCTCCGTGAGGTGCACCATCGACTGCGGGTTGACCTTCTTCACGGACCACACATCGGTGGCGTTGGTAATCTCCGGGTTGAAGTAGTGGGCCGCGCCCTCCTTCCAGCCGTAGAAACACCACTCGTGGTTGCCCATGAAGTCCTTGCGCGTGAGGACCGGATGCTCCTTGACCCAGATGATCATCTGCGAGAAGTAGAGCTCCGATTCCCGCAGCGCGTTGGGATAGTTCCAGATGTTCGAGTACCCGCCCCAGATGTAGAAGGCCCGGCCCGGTTCCAGCACCCGCTGGATGTTGCCGAACCACAGCCGCAGGAGCCGGGCGAACTCCTCGTCGGAGATGAAGTCGTTGACGAGCGGCCTGTCCTTGGGGCGCAGCTTGCCCGTCGTGGCGTGCGTCTCGCCCCGGATGGCGATGTCCATGCCCTGCTGGCCGATGGGCCGGTCGCCGCTGGCGGCGATGGCGTTGTTGCTCCGGCTGGCGACGCCGACATTGTAGGGCGGGTCGGTGTTCACGAGCTGCACGGTCGCCCCGTCCAGCAGCCTGTCCACGTCCTCGGCCTTGCCGGAGTCGCCACACAGCAGCCGGTGGTTGCCGAGTGTCCACAAGTCGCCGGGCTTGGTGACTGCCTCGTCCGGCGGCTCGGGGATGGCGTCCGGGTCGGTCAGGCCCTCGGTGCCTGTCGCGCCGAGCATCTTCTCCAGCTCCGCCGACGAGAAGCCCAGGAGTTCCAGGTCCACGTCCATGCCGCGCAGTTCCGACAATTCGATGGGCAGGAGTTCCATATCCCACGTGGCCAAATCCGCGACCTTGTTGTCGGCGATGCGGTACGCCCTGACCTGCGCCGGGGTGAGGTCGGTCGCCACGTGGACGGGGACCATCTCCAGCCCGAGCTTCTGCGCCGCCTTCCAGCGGGTATGACCCACGACGATGACGCCCTCGGCGTCCACGACGATGGGCTGGCGGAACCCGTACTCCCGGATGGACCGGGCGACCGCCTCGACCGCGCCGTCGTTGTCGCGGGGGTTGTGCTCGTAGGGCTTGATGTCCGAAACCTTGCGAAGTTCGACCTTCATGGCTCAATCCTCCTTGCCTGCCTGCCGGTAGGCATGGCCCGCCGACCCGGCGGGCGTCCGAAATCGCTCCAGGGTTCCCTGCCTGCCGCGGTTGCGGCGCAGGCAGGCACCCCATTCGCACCAGGTTGCACCAGGTTGCGACCTTTCCGCCGGGGCGGCGGATTCCTCGACCCCACGAACCGGCCGCGCCTGGGTGCGACTTGGCGCGTCGGTCATTCCGTTATTCACGTTCCTCCTCCTCCTCTCCGATGGTCCGGTGCGTCTTGCTGGAGTCCGCCCAGGCCACTACCTCCCGGCACATCGCTCGGAACTCCTCGTTGGTCAGCGCCCCCTTTGCCCGGTTCACGTCCTTGTGCAGGACCTGGGTGTTCTCGATGGCATGCTCACCGCCAAGGCGGACGGGGACAATGTGGTCGAGGGAGGCCGTCTGGGGCGTGAGCCTGCGACCGGTCAAGGCGCAACGATATTGCTGGTGTTCAAGTAACCGCAGCACGTTTTCGACCGACACCGCTCCGCGTGGGGCCGTGCCCCAAGCCAATGCCGGTCCCGCTTGGGGATATAGCGGCTCCCGCCGCTCACGCGACGCGAGGCCCACAGATGCCAGTCGCTTTTCCGTGCGCGATTCGCCTTCGTCGCGGCGATGGATACCGCCCAGCGCGCGAATACCGCCCATGTCGGCTTGCCCAGCCCGCGGGCATTGCCCTTGGCGGGCGGACGACTCATCCGAATCCGCCAGCCCTGCACCATGCTGTGGGCCGCCCGCGACCAGGGGTCGGCGAGCATCAAGGCATTGTGCCTGTCCGTCTTGAGGCGGCTCGCAAGTTGCGGAACAGACCGCCGCCAGACTCGCGTCGCATCCGTGCACATGCATCGTTATCTCCCGTCCGAAAAACCGGACACCGGTCGGAAACTCTGCTTATACGCGCGACCGTTCCCGCCGCCGTCTCGGCGCGTGCTCGCGGCGGAGGAACCGTGAAACATGAAACTCGCACGCGCGCACGCACCCCAGCCCGCGCGACGGCCTTCAGGCCGTTCGCGCGCCGGGGGGTATGGGGGGGTGTGCGCGCAAGGGCGTTTCATCGTTTCAGAATCGGCGTATCCGCTGTCTGCACAAGCACTTGCGGATGAAACAACCGATGAAACATGAAACAGGCCGCAGAGCATGAAACAAGCGGCCAGTTTCATCGTGTACTTCGCCCGCTGTTTCATCTGCCGTTTCACGTGGATTCCCTCCGAATGCGGTTGGCGTATTGCCATGACACGCCGCAGCGCTCGGCGACCTCCTTCGTGGACAGCCCCGGGGCGGAGGCCAGAAGCGCCTCGACCGCCGCGCGCTTGCTGTCATCCTGCGGCTCGTCCTGGGGCTGTTCGACTGTGGCGTAGGCCGGGGTCTTCCGTGGTCCGAGCGCCCAGCGGAAGGCGAGACCCTCCTCCTCGGCCAGGTCGAGCAGGCGTTTCACCCGGCGGGAGGACAGTCCCTCGGCTTCGGCCTCCTCCAGGATGCGGGCCTGGCTCTTGGGCTCTTCGCCGAGGAATCGCTCCACGAATCCGGCGGCGTCGTAGGACGGCGGTTCCTCGTCGTCAGTGCTCTTGGCGTTCCTCTTGCCGCCTTCCTTCCGCAGCGCCGCCGGGTCGAGGTCGTCGGCGGGCATCCAGACCGGCCAGGCCCAGCGCAGGCAGCGCGGCGGGACGGGCGGCCAGGAACGCACCGCCGCCTCCATGACTACCGCGTCCTCCTCCTCGTGGCGGCGCAGGATAAGGTGCGTGTCCGTGGCGCGGGATTGCGCGCCGGCACCGGCCCCCACGTCGGTGAGTTCCTTCAGGGATTGGTTGCCCTTGGACGTATGGTGGATGAGCACGAAGCAGCATTTCAGGTAGTCGGCGAACGAGTCCAGGTAGTTGTAGAGACTGGCCATCGTGCCGTTGTCGTTCTCGTCGGCCCGCATGGGCAGGAAGCGGTAGAAGGCGTCGAGGATGACCACCTTGAACCGCCCGGGCGCGAACTGCCGGAAGTACGGGCCGAGCGCGAAGAGGTCCTGGAGCCGCCCGCGAAGGTTCTCGACATAGACCCGGTCGGCGACCGCCTCGATGTCGATGCCGCGCACCTCGGCCACTTTCGGGATGCGGTTGGCGCTGGTCTCGCCGTGCAGCTCGTTGTCGAGGATGAGCACTTCGCCCGGCACGCAGTCCATGCCCAGCCATGGGCAGCCCGTGGCGACAGCCAGCGCCAAGTCGATGACGAGCCAGCTCTTGCCGATTTTGGGGGCCGAGATGACGTTCATGGTCTCGCCTTCGCGCAGTAGCCCATCGATCACCGGCTTGCGCAGGGCGGGGTAGAGTTGGACGAGCTGACGGAGGCTCTTGGGCGTCGAGACAACGGGTTGGTCATCGGCTTTCGCCGCGGATTGAGCAGTCTGAGCGGGCAGACAGGTGGAAAGGTCCACGCCTTCGGCGGCCCGCTCTTGCGCGCCGCGCCGGGCCACAGCGATGGTCTTGGCGATGTAGTCGGCGCGGAGCGCCTTCTCCGGCTTGTGGCCGTGCCTGCGCCGGACCGCGATGAGCAGGTCTGCGATCTGCTGGTCGGTCCAGCCGCTCAAGGCCGCAATGTCTGCGAGTGATTGGTCGTAGGCGCTTTGCGATTGGTCGCTGAAATCGTCGCGCCAGTGATTCCATGAATCCGAGAACGCATGCGACATGCACATCAAGCGGGCGAACTTGTCGGCCGGCGGCTCGGCGTCGGGGCGCAGCGCCAGCGCGCTCGTCTGCACCTCGTTCGCCTCGACAGGCACCTCGGCGGCTACGAACGGCTCGAAGTCGTCGGGGTTGTAACGGCGGTCGCTGGACTCGAGGACGCGGACCTCGACGGGCGTGTCGCCCTTGCGGTTCATCGTTCCCGGCAAACGCAGCACGCGGGCCAGGTCGCCGACGGAGTCGACATCCCAACCGAACGAGCGTGCCGCGTTGCGGACGGTCTCGACCCAGCCCCGGGCGCGCTTGGCCGCCTCGATGCGTTCGCCCTCCGTCTCGAATACCCACGGTTCCTTAAAGAGCCAGTAGGCGTGCAGGCCATGGCCCGAGTCCACAAGTACGCTTGGCGCGAGGGGCAGTTTGTCCAGGATGGTCCGGGCCTCGTCGATGGTGCGCGGCAAGGGCTTCTCTGCCCGCCACGGCGCGGCCAGGTCGACGTCCGCCCAGAGTCCCACGATGGCGGCGATGTCGGACGAGGAGTTGCGCCTGCCGAAGTTCCGGCCCGCCAAGCCGACGCCGAAGTAGACCTCCTTGGTCTTCGCCTCCTCGGCGGCATGCAGCGCAGCGGCGGTGAGCGACGAAAAATGCCTCGTCCGCCGGTCGGGTAGGGTGAAGACGCACAGCCGCCGGTCCTGGGCGACCGCCTCGGCAAACAGCATGTTCAGGAACTCTTCCATGCGGTTCCTCAGAACGGGATGTCTTCCGCGTCATCGACCTGCCTGCCAGCAGGCACGATGGCGCTGGCCATGGCTTCGCCCGCGTCCGCGTCGTCATCCCAGCCGGGTTCCCGGTAGAAGGGCTTCTCGCCGAGCTCGTAGCCGACGATGTGGTCAAACTCCTCGCCGGAAACGTGCCGTACGGTGATGCTCTTGGTGGGCGCGAGCGCCCCGCGCCGAGCGAAATACACCGCGTCCTCCGCCGAGTCCGGCACGGGCAGCTCCGAGCGCCTTCGCCACCAAGCCTCAGCCTTGTGCCGCGCGTAGCCGGTGTGCTCGAAGCAGACCCATTCCGACTGCCAGCGGGAAAACCCAATGCGGTAATCGACCCGCGTGCTTCGCGGATGGTCCTCCGGCGCGCCCCGCTTGACATGGACCGAGTAGGCCACTTCCTGCACAGGGTAGGTCTCGACCGTGACTTCACCCGACAGGACCGCGGCGGTGCTCGCCCGCGCGTCGTGCCCTTGGCGCTCGGGCGGCGGGAAGGCGTAGCCGCACTGTGGACAGACGGCGTAGCCCGTGGCGATGAGGGCAAGGCACTCGGGGCACTTCTTGGCCGGCGCTTCGCCGGTGCCCTTGCCGTTCTCCTTGATTCGCAGGTCGTCCACCGGCCCGTGGCGAAGGACGTTGCCGCCGAAATCCAGGATGAGGCAGTTGGACTTGCCGGGATGCAGCCGGAACCCGCGACCGCAGCATTGGTAGTAGAGGCCCGGGGAATTGGTGGGCCGAAGGAGCGCCACACAGTCGATGTTCGGAGCGTCGAAGCCGTGTGTCAGGATGCCCACGTTGACGAGATACTTCAGCCGCCCGGCGCGGAACTCCGCGATGGTTCGAGCGCGCTCGTCGTCTGGCGTCTCGCCGAAGACGGTGGCGACCTGGCCGCCCATGCGCTGGAGGGTCTCGGAGACGTGCTGGGCGTGCTGGATTCCGCCGGCGAAGACCAGGACGGAGTGCCTGTCCTTGGTCTGCTCGACAATTTCGGCGCACGCGGCCTCCACGCGGCTCTGCTGGTCCATCAGGGCCTCGACCTCGTCGGCCACGAACTCCCCGGCCCGGACGTGCAGGCCGCTCGTGTCCAGGTCTTCGCGCGTGCCCTTGGCCACCAGGGGGCACAGATACCCTTGCACGATGAGCTCGCGGACGCTCACCTCGTAGCAGACCTTGTTCAGCAGGTTCTCCGGCGAGCAGATTGTTCCCGTCGTCATGCGGAACGGCGTGGCGGTAAGACCGATGAGACGCACGTTCGGGTTGATGGCCTTCGCATCCGCCAGGAACGTGCGGTACATCCCTTCGCCGTCCGGCGGCACCATATGGGCCTCGTCGATGAGAACCAGGTCGAAGCGTCCCAGCTCCTGGGCCCGTCGATAGACGCTTTGAATCCCGGCGACGATGATCGAGTGCTCGGTGTCCCGGCTGCCGAGACCGGCCGAGTAAACGCCGATGCGGTGCCAGAGGTCCGGGGCCATCGCGTGGAGCTTGTCCACGGCCTGCTCAAGGAGTTCCTTCACGTGGGCCAGGATGAGAATGCGACCGTTCCAGTGCTCGACCGTGTCGCGGCAGATGGTTCCGATGACCATTGTCTTGCCCGCCGCTGTGGGTAAAACAACCGCTGGGTTATCATCCCGCTGGCGCAGGTGGTCATAGACCGCCTCAATGGCCTCACGCTGGTATGGCCGCAGCGTGATGGTCGGCGACCCCGTCGGCGGACTGAGCAGCGCCCCCGTCATGCCGTCACCTCCGTGCCGTCGGGCAGGATGCAGCGGTCGTCCATGATGGGGATGGTGTAGAGCGTGTCGCTGCGCCGGCCGAGATACCCGAGGATGAAGGCGTTGACCCACTCGACCGGCCGGCCCGCGCCGTAAAGCGGGATGGGCCGACACAGGCAGCCCGCGCTTCGGGCCTCGATGACCCGCCCCGGCGACCAGATGTTCTGGACGATGGACGCGTCGGCCCGGTGGGTGTGGCCGTGGATGACGCTCTTGCCCTGGCTGACGGCCAAATGGTTTTTGGTGGCGTGCCTGGCGTAGGACCAGCCGTGCACGGCGATGATCCGCGAGTTGACGCGGTAGTGCGGATACCGTCCGTCGGCCGAGCCGTAGGGCACGTAGACGCACTCGCGCCCCCGCGTGAGCTGCACGCGCGGCGCGAGCATGGAATATGCGCCCCGGCCTTCGGCGGTAGCCGCCGCCCAGCGGTCCAGGCGATACTCGTGGTTGCCCTCGACTATCACCAGGCGGTCGCAAGTTGCCTGGATGCGATCCAGCAGCGCATTGGCCTCGCGTAGATCGTCGATGTATTCGCTTTGAGGCTCTCCAAGGATCGGCGGGTACGGCGAAAACTGCCCGCAGTCCAAGAGGTCCCCCAGGCAGACGACCAGTTCTGGCCGGATGCGCTCGGCGGCGCGGCAGAAGACCTCCACGGCCCGGCGGTTGTGCTGGGGGATGTGCAGGTCGCCAAAGGCGAGCATGGTCTTCGAGCCGCGCTTGGCCATCTATTCCTCCCCGGCCACCATGGCCGCCGTGCGGGCGTACCCGGCGATGTCCACGAGGTTGTCGCGCTTGTGGCGGTGGGCCTGGCGGGCGAGCTTGACGGCGATCATGCATAGCGGCACGTCCATCGCGGAGATCGCCGCCCCGTCGCGGAGCTTGGCCGAAAGGATGCCGTTCCACATGGCCGCCGTGCGAGCGAAGTCGTCGCACGGGTGACCGTAGTCGGCCTGACGGCTGCCGTCGGTTAGCCGCTTGGCCGTATCGAGGATGGAGGCTGCGCCGTGCTCGGCGGAGAAACAGACCATCGGCTCCACCATCTGCTCGCCGGAGATGGCGTCGAAGAATGACAGGCCGATCTCGGCGGCGATGACGGCCTCGAGCGTCGCGCCGTGGGACCTATCCCATCTGGGGAGCAAAGCGATGGCGTCGCACTGGGCGAGCAAGGCCACGTCGGCTCGCAGGTAGGCCGAGCGCGGCAGGTCCGTCCGCCCGTGGAAGTTCTCCGCCGGGTTGGCGACCTCCCACCCGGCCTGGCGGAACCGGTCGGCCGCGGCGTGGAACGCGGGGAAGTTGTGCTCCGGCATGCCGGTCATCGGGCCTGCGATGTAGATGCGCCCCATGGTCAGTTGCTCTCCCAGATGCGTCCGCATAGCGGACAAGTGCGTAGAGGGAACTCATCGACGCGGACGCAGACCCGGCCGCCCGCGACCGGCTCGCGCCGCCGAACGACCAGCAGGTCCACCTGGCTGTCGTCCCGATAGATGCCTGCGTACTGGAGGGCGTCCAGGACCGCTTTCTGGAGGTTGTCGAGATCGCGCTTACGCCTATCTGGCGGGAAGGCGTCCATCGCCAGCGCAATCCGCCCGTCCGCCGGGGGCTTTTGCGGCCCGTTGCCGCCCAGAAGGGCGCAGGCGTGTCGGCGATATGCCCGGCCCTCGCGGCTGATCAGCGTGCGGAAGCCCACGTTGCGGTAGTACCGATTCACCGTGGGCGGCCAGGGCAGTTCGAGCAGCGTCATCCGCGCCTCCACGGAGGCGTGGCGTTTGCGTTCTGGGCGGGCTTTGCGCCGTTGGCGGTCTCCCGCTTGGCGTAGCCCTTGACCTCGTTCCGCACTTCGCCGTCGGCGTCGGTCTTCTGCTTGACGCTGATGACCAGCGGCAGGTTGTGCAGTTCCACCGAGTCCTTCGGCTGCATGACGCCGACAGCGCGGCAGATGGCCGAGAGTTCCGAACGGGCGATCTTCACCGTCAGCGGGTTCGGGTTGTCGAGGTTCAGCCGCTCCCAGACGAGCCGTCCCTTGTGCGGCCCCTCGATGACCTGGAAGGTGAGTTCCAGGTACGAGCCGTTGCCGTTCTTGGTCGGCTTCATCTCCGAGGCCGTGACGACGGCGACGTACTTGCCCGCCGGCAGCGGCTCGAAGTCGGCGGACGGTTCCACTTCGTGGGCGTTGAAGCCATTGAGGTTAGCCATGGGCCAGTTCTCCTTCCTGTTCCTGAGGTTGCTGGGTTTCCTGGGTCAGCGCCGACATTAGGGCCGGCCACGAGAGCGGCAGCTCGGCGGGCAGACCAAAGCGGTTCTTGGCCACGCACGCCGGGGAGCCAGCGCAGCGCAAGATGCGCTCGCCGCCCTCCGCGCCCACGCCGACCGCGATGGTCCGCGTGCGGCCGAAGCCGGTGTCCTCGGTCTCCGTGCGGTACTTCCGCGTGGCGAAGAGGACCGCGTCGCACCACTCGGTCAGCAGTGCGCAGGCGTGCTTGTGCAGGCGGGGGCTGTAGCGGTCGTAGGTCGTCGCCTCGGGGTCCTCGAACTTCTCGACCTTGGCATGGGCGATGAGGATGACCGCGAGCCCTTTGCCGACGCGGAGCGCGTTCAGGGCGTCCACCACCTTCCGCCAGTGGGTCAGGGCGTGGATGTAGCCGCGCTGGTAGCCGCCATCTGCCTTCTCGATGCTGGTGACGCGGAACTCCTGGCAGACGGCGTCCCAAATGAGCCGCTCGGTCCAGTCCAGGCTGTCCAGGACCACCGTCTGGTAGTCGTGCTGTTCGGCGGCCAGCTCCGCCAGGGCAGCCAGCACGTCATCGACCGTGGTCGCCAGCGGGAACTTCTCGCAGGCGATCTCGTTCAGGCCGTCCTCGGTCTGGATGAAGACGGGCCTCGGCGCACTGGCCGCCAGCGTGCTCTTGCCGATGCCTTCGGTTCCATAGACCAGCAGCCGCGGCGGCATCGGCGTCTTGCCGCGCTGGATTGTCTGCATGAGTCCCATCGCAATGTCTCCTTCCTGTCCGCCGCGGCGGACTCAAGTTGACGGGCGAGCGGGCACAGGGAGTCCCGACCGGATGGCCCGAGGCCCGGTCACGCCATCCCGCCCGCCCGTCGGTTCACACGTAATCGAACGCCCGGACCTCCTCGTATCCCGTGGGCCAGAGGTTCCGGGACTCGCACTCGCCGAGCCGCGCAATCGCTGCCTCGTTCTCCCGCCGCGCGACGGCCAAGGTCTGCTCTGACATTTGCCACACGCCGCAGCGATAGGGCGGCTTCTTCTCGACCGCGATGACGTGGACTGGCGATTCCTGCCCCGTGACGCGAACGACGAGGGCGTGGTAGAAGGCGAACTGGTGCGCATAGCCGAAGCGCCGCGCGTCGGCTTCGAACCACGTCAAGTCGTCGCAGGTCTTCAGGTCGATGACCCCGCGCTGGGGATTGAAGAAGTCGAGCCGCGCCTGGCACGGCCGGCCGCCGTACTCGGTGCGGACGACGCCCTCGGGCACGCCGTCTGACAGCAGTTCGGCGGCGATGGCGTGGGAGCGGACGCCGGTGGTGAGGTTGACGACCAGGGCGAATTGCTCGTCGGTGATGACGGGTTTGCCCTGTGCGGCCGCCCAGTCGGCGTAGGCCTGGGTGTTCGTGCCGAAGGGTTTGCCCGTTCGGGCGTTGATGGGTCCGCCGATGGCGTACTCCGCGTCGAAGCGCTCGCGGCCTTCGAGGATGAGTACGTGCGCCGCCCGGCCCAGGAGGTAGGCGGGCCGGTCCTCGTCGGGAACCAGGCCCTGCACCTTGTGCCAGTAGAGCAGCGGGCACTTGCGGAAGTCCGCAAGCTGGTGCGAGGTCAGGAATGTCTTGGCCTTCTCACGATACTCGGCGTCCGGCTCGCGGATGAGGAAGTCCAGGCTTGTTCGGGCCATCGAGAGTCTCCGTCACCGTCGGGGAGATGCGCTTCCCTTCCGCCCTCCTACTTCTGCAGCACTCGCGATTTTGTTGCGGAGATTTTTCCGGGGCCGTATCCGGCGGCCTCCAGGTGCGGCCGAATCTCGGCCAGAGTTCGCAGGACCGTGGAGCGATGGACTCCCAGCGCCCGTGCGGCCCCGGTCCGACTGCCGGCGGCCACGACCGCCTCCACGACGCGCCGGTGGCGAGGGGACAGCCGGCCCAGGATGTCAGTCAGGTCCATGCGGAGGTCGGCAAGGTCCTGCTCGGAGAACTCCCCCTGCGCCGGGTCGTTGCAGACCGGCTCGCGGTCGCCCAGCAGCAGGGGACTCTTGGCCCCGTGCCGCCGGCCGTTCCGCAGCGAGCGGGCGATGTGCTTGAACCGACGGTTCAACGCCCTGCTGACGAAGGTTGACCGGGCGCATTGGGCGGGATCGAACCGCTCCAGGGCCTTCAGCAGGTCCAGGGCCAGGTCCTGGCGGATGTCGTCCGCCTCGTGCTGGTTCAGGTGGAAGGCTCGCACCAGCCGCCTGACGCAGAAGTCGATGCGACGGATGGCGTAATCGTCGAGGCCGACATTGCCGGTGCCGTGAGGGGATGCAACTGCGGTATCCATGCGTGACGCCTTTCCGTGCCGTGGGCACGAAAAAGGCCCGCTGAAGGACACCGGCGCTGGGGCGCTTCAGCAGGCCTCGGTTCGATTGACCCGTTCCCGCCGGCTTTCGCCCTTCGCCGGCGGGGGCGTCACACTTGGCGTGGCCCGGCCACGTTTGGCGTAGCCGGAAGGTTTTTCAGGAGAACGACCAGTCGATGGGACGGTCCGGCGCGTAGCGGATGGTCGCGCCGGAGTAGGTGAGGCTGTTTTTCAGGTGGGTTGCCAGGGCGGAATCGTTTTCGGCCATCTTGTCGATGGTGATGCCGATGACCCGGGCGATGCGCTTCCTGAGCCGGACGGCGTCGCTTGCGGTGCGGCGCTGGCGGCCGTCCAGGCCCAGCACGCCCGACAAGTAGTCGGCGAGGTTGTCCATCTCGTCCTGGAGTCGCTCGGCCCGGCCCTTATCGTTGTTGCGGCGGGCGTCGTCGAGTTCCTCTTGGAGCGACTCGTACCGGGCCTTGCACTGGGCGATGGTCCGGCGGTCGGCCAAGGCCGCGGACTTCGTGTGCATGGCCAGCCCGTCGGCAGCGGCGGAGTCAGCGTCGGCGGTCTGGGCGCCAGCCAGATCCGCTGCCATCTGGACGACCGGCACGTCCCGTCCGGGGTGCCTGAGGACATATTGCAGGAACGCCGCGCCCCGCAGGCCGCCGTCCAGATACGTCGGCCGGCCCTCGAAGCGGATGACCCACATGCCGCGCCTTGCGAACAGATACGGCGGCTCGGCCGCCACGGCCAGCTCAGGCAGGAATTCCCCGCAGAAGGCCGCCTGATACGTTCCCCACGCGGCAGTAGCCGACACGTCGCCGCGGTCCTCAAGGGCCACGACCTCGTCCAGCGGCACCAGCATCGCCCGGGCCGCGGAGGCACAGCGAACGGCCTGGTCGCTCCATCGCCTCCGCGTGGGCGTAAGCAACATGGCCGGCCCGTCCAGGCCGGGACAGACGTCCGCCAGCGTCCGGCGGAGTCCCTCGCAGCCGTCGGCCAGTACGAGAGTTACGGGGACGGAGCTGGCAGGACGCGGCTCCCACCAACCCAACGGCACGACGGCCGGCCGCCCGGACAGGTCACCCGTGCAGGCCCGAAGCGAAAGCGCCCCGGCCAGGATCGTCCGCAGGTCGCCGAAGGACAGGCGGTAGATGACGGTGTCGGCTTCCGTCAGCGCGAGCCTCCGGCCCGTCCCCTCGATGCAGACGGCGACAACGCTGCCGTCCCTGTGTCGGACAATGCCCAGGGGCAGGCCCTGGGGGTCCGGGTTGGGGTAGCTCGTGGCCCGCTCGTGTGTCGGAACGAGCAGCCGACTCGCCCACCCGAACAGGCCGCCCAAGCGGGTCTTCCATTCCGCCTCGACGGCCGTGGCCGCGGGCCTGGCCTCAAGGAACCGCCACAGTCTGCTCATCCGCAACATCGCCAGCCTCGGCCTCCTCGCCGCGCAGGAACCCGCGCTCATCCAGCCAGGCGTGGACGGCCTCGCTGTCGGAGTCGCGGTCCAAGACCGCAACGTTCGGCGTCCGCAGGACTACGCTCCGCCACCTGGAAGCCCCCGCGAACAGGACTTGGAGCTTCATGCACACCAGGAGCGCATCCTCCGGCACCCTGCGGCCCTTCTCCTCCATCGCGTCGAACACGTCGTCGGCCCGGTGAATCTCCACGTACCGCTGCCGACTGTCGTGAAGGAACTGGAGTTCCACCAGCCGGACCGCCTCGATGTACTCGTCGGGCCGGCAGGCCAGCGCCGCCCGCCCCCGGGCGATGATGGGCCGGAGCGTGTACTTCGGCCGGACGTTGGGGAAGTCGAAGTACCCCTCGTCGCCCAGCAGGTGCCTGCCGAACCGCCGACAGTAGGCCTCCTGCTCGCCCTTGGTGGCGGTGTGGATGGCCAGTTCGCCCCGCTCGGCGTGATAGATGAGCACGTCGAACTTCTCCGGCCGGTAGTACACCCGGCCGGGCCGACCGTCCGACTCCACCGTCCCCTCGCGGGTGATCCGCAGGCCGTGCCGAACGAGCAACCACGCACCGTCCTGCCGCGGGAAGAAGAACACCCGCACGGCCCGATGGCCCTTCTTGTGCTCGGCGAACCAGCGGTCCAGGTCTTCCTGAAGGGCGGTGAGAACTTCCGGCGGCGGCTGGGCCGGCAACGCCCCCGGTCCCCGACGGGACAGGAACGAGACGAACCGCCGGGGGCGCGTCAGGTGTTGCTCGGCGTGGATCTGTTCCAGCAGCGCCGGCCGCTCCAGCCAGACCAGCGCCGCCAGGTCCGCCGGCGACGGCTCGGCCAACCCGCCCAGGTCCACGCCTGCCTCGGCGGCGCGGTCGCGGATGTCGTCGAACAACTCCTCCTCCGCCGTCGCGTCGATGATGTAGAGGGCGTCCAGGAGGACCTCGGGGGTTTCCTCGGTCGGCGAGGCCAGTACCACCGCCAGGGCCGCGTAGTCGAAGCCGTCTTCCCGGTCGGCCCACGTCAGCCCGCGGCCTTGGAGGTAGTCCCGGTACGGCTCCAGCAGACGCAGGAGCAGCGGAAAGGCCATCTTCTTGAGGATGCCCGGATTGGACAGGTGCTTGAGTCGGTAACTGCTTGCCATGATGTGTTCTCCCGGTCCCCCGTTCAGCGCGGAGGAGCGTCCCAACTGCGGCCCGCGGCCGCCGGCCCGTCCGGCGGAAACCCTGACAAACGGGCCGTAACATTAGACCCGCCAACCCGTTATGGCCGAGGCGACCTGGGCCTTGCCGGGCCCGGCCTGATGCCTATCAAAAACCTAACACGTGGCAAGATACCGCGCCATTTCGACTGCGTCAATCGTGTTCAGTGCAACAAAAAGCCGCCTCCTGCAGAAGTAGGCAGGTGGAGAGCAGCGCCCACGGACGGGCGCTGCCAGTCGCGGCACTGGCACGAAGAGGCGGCCCGACGACATGATGGAATCCCCTCCGGTGGCCGTTCTGGATGAGCGGCTAAAAATCCGCCGAAGACCGGCGGATTCCCCTTGGCTTGGCCGCCGAAGTTGGCCTGATCGTCTCTGCCGGGCGTCGCCCGGGCGACTGCTTGCCGAGGCGTTTCGACCCGGTCCCGAGCAGCTCCGCGGGGCGCGGGCGTGGCTTGTGCACGTCATCGCCCGCCGCGCCGTGGAGATGCTCAAGGCAGAGGACGAGGGCGAATGAACAGGACGACGGCCATCTACGCGCGGTATTCCTCCCACGCCCAGGACGGCGGCACGTCCATCGAGGTCCAGCTCGACACGTGCAGCCGCGGGTTGGAGCCGCACGCCTACCGCCAGTACGTGGACCGCGCCCGCACCGGCCGGACCACCGCCGGACGCGAGGCGCTCCTACGACTCCTGGCCGACGCCGAGGCGCGGGTCATCGACAAGGTCCTGGTTTACAAGTACGACCGGCTCGGCCGCAACCTGGCCGAGACCAGCGCCATCATCGCGCAACTGGAGGACTGCGGGGTCGAAGTCATAAGCGTCACCGAGGGCAAGGACGCCCTGGCCCGTGGGATGCACCTCGTTATCAGCGAGCACTACTCGCGCGTCCTGGCGGAGCGGACCCGCGACGGGCTGGTGAAGCGCTTCGAGCAGAAGGCCTGGACCGGCGGACCGCCGCCCTACGGCTACCGCATCGAGCAGACGCCCGAAGGACTTCACCGTTTGACCGTCAACGAGGACGAGGCCAGGGTCGTCCGTTGGCTGTTCCAGGTCTACACCACCCAGTCCGTAGGTCTGAAGGCCCTGGCCAAGCGGCTGGCCCAACGCGGCATCCCGACTCGCCGCTGCCCGACGTGGACCCACACCAGCGTTCGACGGATACTGACCAACGACATCTGCATCGGGCGTATCGTTTACAACCGCCGCCGATTCAAACTCGACAAGCGGACCGGCCGGCGGGTGCCGGTCTGGCGGAACGAATCGGAGCACTTGGTCCATGTGGAAGAACGGCTCCGCATCGTGCCGGAAGAGGTCTTCGCCGAGGCCCAGCGGCGGCTGGCGCTTCATGCGCGTCCGCGAAAGGGCGACGGGCGGCTTCTGACTGCCGCGCACCGGCCGTTCACGGGTATGATCTTCTGCGAGGTTTGCGGCAGCGTGTGCTACCGCCGCACGAGCAAGAACCGCAAGGGCGAGTATCACTACTACAACTGCGGGTGCCGCCAGCGGCACGGCCCCAGCGCCTGCGCCAACGCCGCCGCCGTCCGGGAGGACGAACTGATGGATAACGTCCGGCAAACCTACGAGGCCGTCTTCGACGACGCCGATTCCATCATCCGCGCGGCCGTCGAGGAGGCCCGCCAACTCGCCAGCGCCAACCGCGGCGAGGTGCAGCGTCTGCGCGGCCAGATAGCGGACCTGGACCGGCGCATCGGGGCCATGACCCGGCTGCTCGTGGACCCGGACATCGAGCCGTCGGCCAAGAAGGCGGTCTCCCGGCAGATGGGCGACCTGGAAGCGGAGCGTGAACGGCTTCAGAAGGTGGTGGCGGACCTGGCGCAACAGGCCAACGACAACACGGCCCGCCTGGCGGCCGCGGTGCGGGCCGCCTTGGACGAGGCCCGCGCATCTCTTGCGGCCGCGGCCACGCCGGAAGAACTGCGGGATTTCGTGGAGAAGTACGTCGGGCCAATGGTCCTGAAGACCGACGGAACCATCGACAAAAAGACAACGACCTCGGACGAGGCCGAGGTCGTTGTGAAAGGGTTGGTAGCGGGGGAGGGATTTGAACCCACGACCTTCGGGTTATGA